CCGCAGTGGCAGCCGCCAGTCCGTACCCCCATGCCGTGATTCGCGCTGCCATTGGCGGGCCCGCGATCGGGCCTAGTTCGGCTACGGCGCGCACTGCGGCCGCGTTGGTGTTGATGATGATCCTCGCAACGGCGAAGCCCTTTTCGACCAAGATCGCCGCTCGCGCGAGTGATTCAGACTGTGCCCCGAGCTGCTGCAGTAGTCCGATTGCCGTATCAACCGCCTGAGATCGAAACCCAGCGAGTACTGCCTGATGCCTCTTTTCCAGCTTCTCCTGCTGCTGTATACGACGCTGCTCGATCGCGAGGACGCGGTTCGCTGCATCTTGAGCATTAGCGACGCGAAGCTCGGTCCGCTCCTGCTCAGATATCAATTCCCGCTCGAACGCCTCGGCGATTATCGCCTCCCGCTCTACGTAAACTTGCCGGATAGACTCGACTTCCGTCTGAAAAGCGCTTTGGACCGCAGAGAGACGCTTTGCCAGCTGCTCGCGCTCGCGTTCGCCAAACAGCGATTGCTCGTTACCAGAACCGTCCGGGTCACCGGGAGCGCCAGACTCCGCGAGGGAGCGGCGAGCCGACTCGATCGCCGCCGCTTGCGAGGCCCTGAATTGCGCGACGACCTCCTCGCCGGTCTTGAACTTGCCAACAAGCTCATCGATTTGCCGGCCGGTTTCGTCTATCTGCCCCCGAATCCTATCGACACGCTCTGTCGACTGGTCAGGCAAGGCGGCGATTGCTTTGTTTATTTCCGCGGCCGCGCCGGGCGCACCGAAGCCGACAGCAAGGCCGCCAGCGAGTTTGGGGGCGCCTGTCTCGAGCGATTCGCGAATTCGAAGCAACGCGAGTTGTGCGCCCTTAAACGCCAACTGAATGCCTCTGACCGAATTGATGGCAAAGTTGGCGCCAATGACAATCGCTTCCATCGCAGCGTTTACTTCCGACCGGAAGCCGTTAGCTTCTACTGCGGCGTCTGCGAAGCCCGTAGCAAAATCCTTGGCGAGAGCGGAAGCGGCAATAGCGACAGTAGTGCCTATCCCCTGAATCGCGGTCTTCGCGCGCTCGGCCGCATCCTTGGCCTGCTCGATACGACGAGCGTCCAGCCTGCTGATAGCCACCCCAAACGCTTTCGCCTCGGCCTCTGTCTTCGAGAATCCGTCCTCCATCGCGTCCAGAGTACGGATAATATCGACGCCCTCGGCGTCGAAGAGCTTGAAGCCGAGCCGGACGCGATCTGCTTGCAGATCAACCGTCTGCATCGCAGCCGCAACCGCCTCGAACTGCTTATCGAGCGGCAAGCGAACAAGATCCGCGGCATCAAGACCAAGCTCCTTTATTGCTGCTTGCGCCTCCCCTGTTCCCTTTGCAGCCTCGGCAATTCTCCGCGTCATGCGCTGAAGGCCGATCGTCAGCTTGCGATTTTCTACGCCCGTAAGCCGCCCTTGAAGTTGGAGCGCTGCCAGCTTCTCCGTGGCGATATCTAGCTTGTCCGACTGTTTGGCCAGGGCATCAGCTGAGTTCGCAGCGCTTACTGCCAGAGCGGTTAGCCCCGTCGCGGCGACACCAGTTCCTACGGCGAAGGTTCCGAGTGCTACCTTCGCCGACGACTGGAGGCTGCCGAGAAAGGTCTTCGCTTCACGTTCTGCCTTCGCGAAATCCGTTGCGGCAGTGATAAGAAACTTGGCTCTTGGATCAGGCAACCTCGTCTCCCTCTGTCCTGCGGCCGGCAGCCATCAAAATCTGAATCTGCTCTGCCTTGGTTTGCGCGCGCTCGTCTTGTCGACGAGCTGGCTTCGGATAAAAGTCTGAAGGCTTCACCTTTGCTCCATGGGCACGGGCTACGGTGCTTGCGATGACCCCGGCGCGATAGTTCTCTACCTCAAAGCCAAACGGCTCCAGGTTCGTGAACGCCCTGAGCCACGTGAACTCCCTCGACGTTATCGAGCACGCAAGCTCGCGCGGCGTTCGCCCCAAGGCAAACGCGATTTGAAACCAGGCACGAAGCTCGGCACTCGACGCTATTTTTTTTCCGGGTCTTCCTCTTCGCTCGGCTGAATACCGGAGATTTCGACGATCTGTTCGTATAGCCGCTCGATCACCTGGGGGCTCTTCTTCGCGAGGAGGCTCCGCTCTTCAAACTCGAACACCCGCTCTCCTGACTTGTCCCGAAGCGACTCGCACACGTACGCCTCGGCTATGCACTTATTGTCGGAGTCGGGGCCGGTAGCAGTGGCGAGCTGCGCGATCCTGAACCGCGACTCACCGTCCAGGGGGCGAAGCTGCCCCTCGACGCCCCACTCCGGAATCTTCACGGGAACAGGAGTCATGTCTTCGGCGGCGAGAATCTTCTCTTTCAAACTCATAGGACTACCCTTTTTATGGATACGTAATGGTTACCTGGCCATTGATGCGAAGTGTGATCGTTGCGTCGACCGGGGAATTCGGGTCGGTATTGAAGTTCACTCCGAATACCTCGGCCTGAAAGTCGACGATCGTCCCGTCCGGCCACTCGATCTGCCAGTTCCGCCGCGAGTTGGCAGTGTTCGAGTTGATGTCGGCTATGACTTCCTGATGGCGGTTTGCCGGCTGGGCCGCCGTTCCGGGTGTGAAACTCAACGGAAACTCGACATTTCCCGGGTCGCGCAGTCCTGAGAGGTACTCGTTGAACCCACCAACGGAGTCGAGAGTGTTGTCTTCGACTTCGGCTTTCTGAATGTTCGGCCCGCCGATGCTCCTGACCCGACCGACGACATCGAATACGTCCGTACCTGGCGTCGGAATAGGGTTTGTGCCTTGACCGCGCCTCATGATCGTTCCAACGCCTGTGAATGACATTTTGCAATGCTCCTGCTGTTCGCTACGATTAGCCCAAACGGTAAGTAGGTAGGGCCATGAGATATCTTGCTACTGCGCTTTTCTTGGTCGGCTGCGCGCCGGTTGCTACAAGTCTTCCTTTTGAGGAATACATGGCGCCCGATGGCACTCGAACGTGGATGATCGAGATAGACAAAGAGACGTCAAAATTTCACGCCCCCAAAACCGACGAGCAGCTGATTTCTGAACAGATGGCCTGGAGCCGTCTGTGCGAAAGCGGATACCGAATAGACCGATCGGAAATGAGCGATGACGGTAACGTGTATTTTGGCACCTGCCTCTAAACGACTGCCGCAGCCGCCGCGACGGTAGCGGTCAAAGGCTGCAGCCTAAGAATGCTCGTCGACTCCGCCCAGCCGAGGTACGTGGCAAAGTTTCCGGGCTCAATGTCGTCAACCGGCGCGATCGCACCAGCCGCTGAAAGCACGTAGTGCTTGCCAACCTCTAGGGTTGCACCGAGGTTGATCCGGCCTTTGCTCTGATACTTGATCGGTTGACCGGCACCAACGTTCTGCAGCGCTATTCCAATCGCACGGGCCAGCTCCACTGTCGCGTCGCTTGCGAGGATCGCTGTAGCATCAGTATCCAGCGTGAGAACCTGCCCAGCTGTAAGTGCTACGCCTGATGTTTTCTCACCCAGGCTCGCACCACCTTCAGATCGCACGTTGGCTGGGGTTATGACTAAGTCGACCATTGGGCGGTCTCCCTCTATTGAGAAGGCCCGTCGCCGGGCATTTCGTATCGAACACCCCACGGTGAGGTCAGCTCCCCAAACAAGATGTCCCCCTCGGTGTTCACATCGGGAGGATTTGCGCCGCCGTAGTGCGTGCTGGTTACGAATGGTAGGAGGTAACGCTGTCTCCTGATTGCGATGTGCGCAATTGTCCGCAAGCCCAACAGCTTTACTCGAAGCTCCTTCTCGTCGGTCGCCTTCGCTGCGCCAGTAACATTGACCGTCAGAACGCTTTCTATCGTGCCGTCGAGCAGGATAGCGCCCTCGCCGTCTGACAGCGGCTCGTCATCTCCAAAGTCGACTGAGATCGCCTCTAGCTCCAGCTCGGAAAGTGAGTCGCGTCTATGCACATGGACACTGACGCCCGAAGGCGCCACGGCGCGAATGGCCTCCGCAACAGCCTCAATGATTTCATTCGCGGGATGCTGAAAGTCTTCGAGATTCATTTCCGAAGCCTAATGATCAGAAATCCGCTGCTCTTGCTAGGCTCTAACCGCCGCACGTAGAAGTCTTCTTCCGTACCGACTCGTTTGAGACGACTGTTTACAACAAGCGCATGCGTCTCCTTGTCCGATATCCTGCACTCAAGCCACGTGATTTCACCCTCGACGGGAATCCCCGACAGCTCCGGGTCATTGAACTCGCCCTCGAATAGCGCCCACAGCTCAAACGGTTGGCCGGTGTCGAACTGTTCCGCGCCGACGTCCTTCAGCATGGCCAGGCGATCGTCGTCGTCGAACATCAGCGAGTTTTCTTGGTCGGCGCCCGCTTCGGTTTTTGCTGCTTCGCGACGAGTTTCTCAAGCGCTTCTACCCGGCGCTTGAGTTCCGTCACCTGGCGCTGAAGATCACCGATCACGAGCCGGTGCCGATACCGGGCAGCAGCAGCAACTCAGCTTCCGTATCGGCAGTGAGGGCCGCTCGAGCTGCGACGCCCGCGGACTCAACGTCGCCGGCCGCCGGCGTAATGCCTGTCGTGAACCCGGGCGCGGAAGCATCCCAGTCAACCTTCTCGCCCTGCGCCCAAGCCACGCCAGCGACCTTGGGGACCTTGTGGACGCCGGTAATCGACACAGAGCCACTTTCGCCGTCCGGAATGTCGACCAGGGCAATGCCCACCAGGTCGCCCATGACAACCGGTGAACCGGCGCTGATCGCCGCTCCCGACGAGTTGGCGTGCTCCAGGACCTGACCTGGCTGAACGAAAGTACCTGACATCTTCGTTTCCTCTGTTAGTTGGGGGTTGCCGTGATCCCGGGATCAAGCGCCGGCGTTTGTGTTTGCTCCGCGGTGGTCGGTAGCGCCGACGCCATAGTCGTGCCGAACCCGCCAGCGAACCCCATCGAAGTCGAAGCCTTCTTCCGCTTCGATGACCGGCGACTCTTCGCCTTCGAGGAATACAACCTCGAATACCGGCGCTATGGCCGGATCTGCGAACAAGTAATGGCGAGTGCCGGTGAGGCGCGGAGTGTCTACGACAACGCTGCAGAGGTCGCGAACCGTGTTCGGCTTCATGAACTTGCCAGAGCCGCCGGCGGTCTCGGCGTCGAAGTCGAATTCAGAGTTGATGACCGTCCTGGCCGCGGCACCCAGGCCGATGGGGCCCACCCAAACATCCGGGCGGAGGTTCAGAAAGTCCTGGTCGTTCGGATCCCTCTGCTGTGCCATCGACACGCGACCGGCCTCGAGACTCGTAACGGTGGGACCGGCCGCCGGCGTGACAATGTTGTTGTGGGTCGCATCGAAGAGACGGTTGCCGTCGCTCATGGTCGGGCCGAGTCCATCGGCGCCAAAGAGAGCGAACACGTCGATTTCGATGGACCTCGCAGCGGCGCGGCCGAGCATCACGGTAAGCCTGCTGAATCCGTCCACGTCATCGTTGACGATCGCCGGCCGGGTCAGGCCGATGACGTTACCGAAGGTTCCCGCCTGGATGCTCTCTTTCTCCGCATCGGGGAAGTGGAGGCTCTTGAACTCGCCGGTCTCGAGCAGCTTATCCAGACGAGCCAGCTGGCCGAGACGCAGCCTCGGATGCGCCCGGAAATCCTGCACGGAACCGGTTGTCGCGATCGCACGCCACTGATCCGGTGCGGTCTCGTAGGCCGCCTGCAACATCTTATGCAGAACGTTCTCCAGCAGAATCGGGAAGTCGCTTCGGGTGCCCAAACCGGCCTCTGCACGCGGCGCCAGCGCGCGTTTCGCGATTTCGTAGGGCGACATTCCGCGGCAGCTCATTCCTTCGCGCTCAAGCACGTCGCGGGCGATGTCGATTAGCCGGAGACCGCGGAAATTGCCGGGATCGAGCCGTACCGCTGTGTTCTCGACGGTCTTGAGGTGCGATTCCACCATGCGGCGCTGACCCGCCTTGATGATGAGCCACTGCGCCATGCCGTCGAGCCACTTGTCGCGATCATCGGCGCCGATCGTCACGCTACCGTTTATGCCGCTGACCTGCGGCTGGTTCTTCGGATCCGAGAGCCAGCTAATCATGCGGGCGTTTGCGTCATCGACGTCCACGCTTTCCTCGGAAATCTCAGCGACAACGCTATCGGGAATGCCGAGTTTCTTCGCGCGAGCCTTGATCTGACGCCGCGCTTTCGCCTGAGCCGCCAGCGCTTCACTGACTGCCTTCGCCACGTCGCCGTTCGCGGCCGCGCTTGTGGAGCGCCTACGCGCAGGGCCGGGATTGCTCGGCTTCTCGATTGTCACGCCGTCTTTCTTTGCGGCGTCAATCAGAGAATCGACGTCAATGTCGAGAACTTCGGCGAGTGCCTGCAGCTGCTCGCTATCGGGCGCGTCGCCCTCGCCACCGGCAAGCGCAGTCAACTCGTCCGGGTCGGTTTTGGTTGCGTCGGCGACCTCCTGGAGAACGTCCTTCTCGGAAGTGTCGTCGTCTACCATCGCGCGAACGGCGGCCATGAGCGCCGCGGCAAGGTGCTTCAGTTTCATCTTTCGCTCTCCTGATTTCCGGCGACCAGACTTTTTCTTCCGGTGGCCTTTAACGATTCGTTTCGCCAACGCAGCGGCCGGCAGGTTGGGAAGTTCTGCGTTTGCGGGAGACAGAACCTCGTCAATGAACCCCGCGTTAAGCGCTTCCCGTGCATTCAGATACGTGCCCTCACCGCCGTCCCTGCTCATCATCGTCCGGATCTCATCCTCGGGGATTCCGGACTTTCTTGAGTAGATGCCGGCGAGGCTCTCGCCATGTTTCTCCAGCATGTCTGCGGCTGCTCGGAGCTGGTCCGCATTGCCTTCCGTGCCTACCCAGGGGTCGTGAAGCATGAACAGTGCGTCCTCGGCCATACTCACCTTGTCGCCCGCCATCGCGATGCACGAAGCCATTGACGCCGCCACACCGGTAATCTCGACCTCGACCTTCGCGCTGTGCGATCGCAGTGCGTGGTACATCGTCAGGCCATGTGCGACGTGGCCGCCGAGGCTGTTGACGACCACCCGAATGGTCTTGGCATCCTGGAAAGTGTCGATGCGATTCAGTACCGCCTCATCGGTCAGACCTCCCTCGCCGATAACTCCAAAGAGCTGCAGTGTGTTTTCAGCCTGCGACTTCGCGGCCTTTCGGTCGAGACGTTTGGCGAAGATTGGCGCAAAAGCGGACGTATCCCACCAGGTCTGCAGTTCTGGCTCGGCCGCCACCAAGCCCCAGCCTTCGCAGTGTCTGCGGATCGGACTCGTCCGACGATTGGCGAGCCGGTATACCTGCCACTGTGAAACCGGCTTGCCAATAATTCGGGACAGTGCACCGGCAATCGCCTTCGCGCCGACAAAATCAGTCATCGAATTGCGCCTCTCTTGGTGGATCATCGGAGGAGAAGCTGAGTTCGATGCCACGCTCCGCGAGCATGGTCCGCTCCTCCTGAAGTTCGTCGAGGTGTTCCTCGAAGTCGCGCCCGAGGTCTTCTGCCACCATTCGGGTAAGCGTCTTCTGGCCCGACTCGAGCTGCTTGACCTTGGCCGGCACCTCGCGGTCGGGTGAGATCATCTGCCGTGACGGCGGGTTGTGTCTGACGCGCACATCAGTCGTGTCGACGCCCGTGAGTTCGGCCGCGTCGAGGAACCACTGCATCATCACGCCGAAGCCCTGGGGTATGAATGTCAGCCAGCGCCAGCGATCGATATTGCGCTGGAATTCGATCCAGCCCATTTTCCCCGACGAGAAGTTGACGTCCTCGAGGTCTCCGGTCAGGGCTTCGTAGCTGATACCGAACCCGGCCGCGAACGACCGCAACGATGTCTTCGCAAAATCCTTGTAGTCGGTAACTTGTGGCGGCGACGCGAAGCTGACCTCGGAGCCCGGGTTCAGCCGCATCATCATTCCGGGTTCCACTTTTTCCGGTGCGTCGACCTTTAGCTCGTCGCCGCCCAGCTCGTCGGAATAGAACACCGCGAAACAAGCCGCGACCTTCTGCCGGAACAGTTGCGCCTGCTCGTAATCCGCATAGTCGGCCAGGCCGAGCATCACGGGCGCCAGCCACGGTATCCCGCGGATCTGCCCGGGCCGATCGATGCGATAGATGTGTGCCACGTTCTCCGCGAGAACACGCTGGCTCTGAAAGCGCGTGACACTCGCGGAGCGCCCGGTGCCTGGATGCTCGGGATAGATCCAGTACGCGACTCTTCGCCCATCGCCGTCGTACTCGATACCCTGGCTGATTCGACTGCCGTCGGACCTCGGTATTGTGTCGCGAGTTGAATCGAGGTAATCGGGTTCGAGAACCTGGAATCGCAGCGGGAACCCGACGCTCTTGAAGCGACGAACGACCAGGCATTCGCCGCTTTCAACCACTGTATTCGTGATGAGGCCCTGTAGCCCTGCGTAGTTGAGCTGCCCGAAGTAGTCGATCTTCGGCGACTCGAGTACGTCCTTCGCCAACTCCTGCAGCTCTTTCGCGGTTTCCTTGCCGCGTTTGAATCTTGGAACAATGCCGGTGCCGATGACGTTCGAGACTATGGCCTCTACGCCGCGCTTTGCGTGCGGATTGTTTCGAACGAGATCGCGAGAGCCTGCTCGAAGTGCCGGCAACGTGCGAGCCGATACTGTCTCAGCTGAAGCCGCAGAACGCCTGATACTCGAGCCCCGGCGCCCAAGGTCTGCACCGTCGTAGAAGGCCATAGCCTGCTCGAGCGCCTTGATGCGCGCTCGCGCCTGCGAGCGCTTCGCGCCGCGCTGCGGTGCGACGTACTCGATAACTCGATCGAGAACGTTCAATTCTGTACGCCCTTGCTGAACCAAGACAGCAGACGCGACCGACCAGATGCGCCACTTAGCTGCCTACGAACGAACTCTCTGGCCTTTATCAAGTCCTCCAGAGAACGGTACGTCCGAGATCGACCCGATATTGTCGCGGTCAGTGTTTGGTTCGCGATTGCCTTGTCCAGGGCATCCAGATCCGCTTGCGTGTATACGCTCACCAATAGCTCCTCTTCCGACCCCGAGTCCTCGTCGACGGCGTGTCCATCCAAGACGGGTTTTGTCCGCGTTGCGGCGGCTCCGCCATCGCAACAGCGTCCTGCTCGTCCGGTTCTGCCGCCCATGACGGCGGGTTGTCCCAATCGATCCGCTCGGCTCGCAAAATGATGCAAGCCGCCCTGTTGTACGTGTGCAGATCCGGCGCCTCGTTGGGTTTCTTGTTCGGGTTCTCCCAACCCTTTGGGGTCCGTACCTCGACGGTCATCTCTTCGAAATAGCCATCGTCGATCCACTTGCCGATATGGACGTAACCTGGCCCCGGGGCGGCCCTCGCAAGGTCGCCAATGATGCCGTCCTTAATGACGTTGACGTTGAGCAGCCAAACCGGCACGTCGCCGCGGCCGGCCTTCCGATCCTTGCGATTCGTCGCGTCAGGGAACGTTTGCTTGACGCGCGGTGCATTGAGGTTCCCGGTGCCCTTCACCAACCGGAAGCGGTGGCGGAAGCCCCTGCGTTTGCACCAGCGCCAGAATTCGTATGCCTTCTCGGTAACGCCTTCCTTGCCGCCGGAGTCGCACAGCGTGATCCTGGGCTTCATCTCCGTTCCGCCGGCGGTCACGTAGGTCCGTTCTACGACCTCCTCGATTAGAACTTCCCAGTCTTCGACGTATGACGCCGGGTCGATGGTCGCAAACCTCTCGCCCTCTGGTCGCTTGCTGGCCGTGATCTTGAATCGATCCACAATCCACGACTCAAGCCCGATGCCCCACCCCATGATGTGGACCACGAACCCGTAGGACTGGACGTCGATCGCAGCCGTAAGAAACCGGACGCCCTGGGGTATGAGGCCGCGCGGCCAATCCTCGACTCGCTGCACAAGGTCCTCCGCGCTCCGTTTCTTGGTCACCGAGCGCGGCAGGTACGGTGCGCCCTGGTCGGTGTTCGTCGTTCGGCGTAGTGGGCCCTCGTCGCCCGTCTGCGCGTAGGCCAGAACCGCCTGCAGGTATACGTGAACGATGCTCGGCCATACCTGGTACGCGGCCGCGACACCCCCAAGCCAGTAGCTTGCGATCTGAGTCCGCCGGCGCTCGCCCTCTGTCCGGCAATCGACAATCTGTTCCCCTTCGTGCAACCAGGTGGCCCCGAGGATGCGATCGCCCTTTGTCACCATGCGGTTCATGTCCGAACGTTGCTCGGGCGTGTGCAGTCCGCCGCAGTGAGGACACGCAACCTTCGCCCAATCGGTGGCGAGCGACATCAGGTCGTGCTGCTTTACGGCCTCGGTGAGTTCGTCGAACTCGGGCATAGCGAAGCAGTCGAGGCCCGGTTTCGCTTCGAAATGCTGTCCGCACCCCTTGTGCTGACAGCGCCAATACCACCGAGCCCGAGTCCCAGCGTTGTAGATTGACAAAATTCCAAGAACGGGCGGCGCCTCGTGAGGCAATCTCGCTCGCCACTCTGGATCCACCTGGTCGAAACCTGGCGAGCTTTCGGCAAGGCACTTGCCCCGGCTCATGTACGTTTCGACGCGCTTGATCGCCTGCCCCCACATGGGACCTTCGCCGTCAACGTTGTTGACGTTTTCGGGCCGGTCGTAGTCTGTGAGCAGCACGTACTGCAGGGTCTTGGCCGACAGCTGACTGACCGCCGGCCAACCGAGTTTCAGGGCGATCCCTGAGCGGAAAAACTTGTCGAATGTGTTGTCGTCCCGCGCTCGGGGGCTCATCCGGCTTTCCAGTTCCGGGCTGTGCCGAATGGCGCGGTCCAGGTCCATTCTCGAGAAATCGCGAGCCGCGTCCTTCGTCATTTGAACGATGAGCGTATCGCCGGGCGCGCACGTCGCGATGTACGTCACGCCGCCGAGTATCAGGCTCATGGTCTTGCCGGTCCGCGCGGGACCGACGAACACGATCCCCTGATACCGGCGGCCGGCCAGATGATCGAGGGGCTCGGTGCAGTACGGTGTCAGATCAGGGCTCCACGGACCCTTCTCCGTCCTCAAACCCTCGCGAACCGCGTCCGTCGGCCGCGTTCTCCGCGGCGGCCGGATGATTTCGGCAGTCGAAAGAGTTACTTCATGCGCTGGCTTGAGCGGCGCTATCAGCATCGATCATTTCTTCGTAGAGCGCAGAGCGAATTTCGTCGACGTGTTCCTCGACCTTCATGGCCTGCTGCGGCGAAAGCCCGACATCCCGCTCGAGGACGTCGGGTAGTGTGTCGAGCCCTTGGGCGACGATCTTGAGAATGCGTCCCTGCTCCTGTTCAACCTCGATGCTCGACAACAGCTCGCCGCGCTCGACCTGGAGACTGAGCTTTTCCCGCTCTGCCTGGTAGTGCGCCTTCCGCTCGAACGGCTTGAGTTTGTCTGGATCCCCTTGGCCTCCCTGCCCCTGGTACAACACCGGCAGCAGGTCCTTGAGGAAGTACCGCGGGTTGCCGCCGATCATCCTCGCCGGCTCGACCTTGGCGTCGGCGATCGCCTTGCGAATCGTCTGCCTGTGAAACCCCGTATCCCGAGAAAGCTGGCTGATCGACACCTCGGTCAGTAACTGCGTTGCTTTCTTGGCCATAGCGAATTGACCTGGTGGTGGACATCAGGGCCCCGAAAAATTGTCAAAAACCGCGCGCTTGCGCGCCCGTGGTAGGGGCCCCTTCAGGAAGGACCCGCGCTTCTATTGCTGCTGCATCGCCGCGCCTGTAAAATCGTCGGTCACAGGGCATGCGCCGGGTGTCCTGGCTCGAGGCGGCGAATCGCGATAGTCGCTTACGACGGCAGAAGCCGGTTGCAGACAGAGCACCGTGCGACGGTATGGCGGCGGTCGGCAGCGGTTCCGGCGGAGCTATTCCTAGCAGCACTCAAGACGCTCGCGCCCTCGCCTCCGCCTTACGCAGCTCGAAGCCGATCTCCTCTCTGAACCGCTTGGTCCATGTGGTGCGCGCAGTCTTCAACATGGCCGCCTGGACCTGCCGCTGCACGAACACGCTGGGGAAACCCGGCACGGGCGGCCACTTCTCGATCGGTAGCCGCTTGCTCCCGGTCCGCACGAACACGCTGCCCTTGGCAAAGCCGAGGTTGCGGAATGACTTGTTGCCGTACTTGCGCAGCGCGATCCGCGGGGACGACTTGCCGATCTTCACGGTCACGCCTTTGCGCGTTTGGTTGGCCCGGAACTCACGGATCGATATTGGCCTGCCGCTCGCTGTGATCGTGGCGATCAATCGCGTTGACCTGGCTCGGGATAGGCCCAGCTGCCGCTTGATCCTCGATATCCGCAGGTTGCGCTTCTGCTGGATTTCCCGTGCCGATTCAGCCTTGACGGCCCTGGCCGTCTTGTTGATCGCTCGAGCGGTTGCCCGCTTCGCAGCAGGGCCGAGCGTTTTCAGTAGTCTCTCGGCCTCGCGGAAGTCAGCCTTGATGTTGAAGCGGACTCTCATCTGACGTCCACGGTGAACAGGCCTATTAGCAGCTGACCGGCGCTCGCTACTGTGAGTCTCCCTTGATACTTGGTGCCGGGAATGCCGTCGCTATTGAGGACAATCTCAACACGACTACCTGTCGCGTCGCCATCCGCAATGCTGGGCGCACCTGTGGTCAGTGACCCTGCGGGTGCGAGCGTCAACTGCGGCGCAGATATGGCGTCAATCCCGTTTGCACCGGCCGGCTCCGCGACCCAAGTCAGATCGCCATCCTTTACGGATTCTCCCCGAGCCCTCGGCCAATGTGGCTCGCAGTGACCCGACTGTCCTTGCCCTGTACTGCGATAGGAAAACCCGGTCGGTCGAACCGGCCGCACGTACGAGTCTGCGCCGTACTGCCGGCCACGTTCCCAGTAGCGGGCAATTACCTCAAACCACTCGAGCTTGATCAGTCGCGTGGATTCCGCATTCTTGGCGAACTCCCCAAACTGAATCGGGGTAGACATCGGCTACGCTACCGACTCCACCGCACGCCCGCTTTCGGTCAGCGTGAGGGTCCGATCCGGCTTCACGAACTTCGCGCGCTGGTCTTCCGACATGGCTTTCCACTTCTCGTAGTGGGCCCTCGCGTCCTCGTCCGCGGGAACCGCAAACTCGGCCTCCACGTAAGCCGCGGCCTCTGCAATGCCCCAGTCGTGCACGCTGTCTCTCGAGTGTGTGAGACGGACGTTGCCTTGCTCGTCCAGAACGTCGATATCGTGTGTCAGTCGGATTCTCATCGCTTTAGCTCAAGGTCGTTGAAAGGGTCAGCGTCCAACTCTGACCGTTGGCCTTTGTTCCCTGCGCGCTGACGAGTCGGTTCAGGTTGTCGCCAGCATCAGACGCCGCATTCGCAACCGTGAATTCGTTCCACGCGAAGTTGCCGGTACTCCCGTCAAACACCGATCGCCAGTCGACGGTCTGGTTGGTTCTTTGCGGGTAGCTGGCCTCCATTCCAACGTACGCTTCGTTCACCGTCGCAATAAGACCGGTATCCGAAGCAGCCGCAGCGGTGTTGTTATCACCGACACCGATGCGGGAGTTGGCGTTGTTGAAGGCTGTTGCCGCGGCACCGATCACCAGATCCCACATCTCAGCGATGCCTTCGTTCAGCAACAGATTGCCGTCGAAACACACCGTCTCGTACGGTGCTGCACCTTCCAGCCAGGCAAGGTCGGATTCGCGTTTGTCGATGCGCCAGCGAGGAGACCAGAGCGCCCGCTCCACAAGCCTCAATCGTGGATCAGGGACCAGAATTCCCGGACCTACTTTCAGCACGCGCCCAGTCGCGCGTCCCGCGACTCGCAAGAGCTGCGCGATCAATGCTTGCATGAATCTCTCCTAGTTGAGTTTTTTCGGTCGCAGTATCGTGCTGACTGGCATTGCCCGCAGGACGTTTGATTCCCGTCTCGCGCGAAGAATCACAGCGAGTTCGCGAACGATGCCCGCCACGCTCGCACTATCCAGGCCAGTGCCCGCATCGTCGACCTGCAGTACTGCAGAGATGAGCGCTTGTTCTAGAGCTGTAGCGGTTTCGAAGACGGAAAGGTCGGCTCTGATTGAGACCGACTCTGACCCTGTCCCCGAGTCAGCTACGGATACATCAAGGCCAACAACCGCCGTGTCGTCGCCAACCCCCGCGTCAGCGATCGAGAACTGGACGTCAACACCAACCGCGTCGAGACCCGACCCGGTATCCGCCAGCGCAATGAAATTGCCCGTGATGACGTCAATCGCGTCGACGCCGGCACCAACTTCAGCAAGCGCGAGATCAATTGTCAGGGCCAATGCTTCGGCGCCTGAGCCGGAATCACTCAGTGGGACAATCGCGTTGATAGATACCGAGTCGGCACCAATACCGCTGTCAGCAAGATCCTGCGCCAGCGAAACCATGACAGCATCCGCACCGGAGCCGCCGTCCCCTAGCGCCACAGCGATCGCCGCTGCCAGAGTATCCAGCCCGCCACCCGAGTCGATCAGCCCTACCGTTGCCGAGACCGTCAACGAATCAGACCCGGTTCCAGAATCCGCAACATCTCGATTCGTGGTGACCGGGAAGATCGGAACAATGCTGCTGTCCAGCCCATACGGGATGAGCGGTACGTTTGCCCCGGTCACGTCATCGATATTCAGGAACAGCCCTGAACCGTTGGTAGCGACATTGCCGTTTCCCGAGTAGTCCAGGAAATCGCCAGTGTTTGCGCCGTTCGTCGTGTCCTGGGCGCTCCAGCACGGCCACCATGCCCAAAGGTTCTCGTAGCGAACCGGCCGCATCATCTGCGACTCGAGGAGCAGCTCGGCCTGAGTGAGCGGCACGTTCCAGACCTTGTGCAGACCGTGGTCGCCCGAAAACATCTCATCGAACGTCGATATACAGATGTTGAAATCGGGCGAAGTACCAACTCCCGCCGGGATTGCAGCGGAAGCTGTCAGTGCCGTATCACCTTCCTCGCGGAAGAAAGCCTGAATATTCCCTGTGGCGTCATCCCTGACTAACGCCAGGAAGAACCATTGATCGTCCGTCGCCTGTGCCCAGTTGATGACCGTGGCGGCCGAATTGTAGAGGTCAAGCTGGTAGTTCGTTCCGGATCCGGACCAAACTCCAAACCACTCACTCGACGGCGCGCCGTAGTTGATAAGACCGGCGTAGCCACCGTCGGAGACCTGCTTGAACCACCCGCAAGCCGTGAACGAGGCTCCTGGAATGCCCGACCGGCGTATGAACCCGTTGTTGCCCGGGCCGACCTCGACGGTCATGCCGCATCATCCCACCAGAAACGCATGAGTTGAGCATCGTCGAGCATGTTGTCTGCGGCATCACCTCTGTCACGGAAAATACGAACCCGAAACATATCGAATGCGGCCATGTCGTCCGCCTGTGGCACGCTGAACGTGATCTGCGCCACCGTTTGATCGCCGGCGGTCGGGGGCGCTGTATCTGTGACTGTCTGTGCGGCGGCGAAGCTGCTGACGGCACTAGTGTCGATGCCGTCCTCGGCGGACAGTGCTTCCACCCGGGCTGCCCAGACAACGTCACCTGTCGTTACAGCAGGAGCGCGCCAGCGAAGGTTCAGTGTTTGCGTGCCGGCTGTCCAACCGTCCGGGACTTCGAAGACCCAGTCGGCATTTTCGACAACCAACCTGCTATATGCAGCGAAATAATGGCCTGTAACAGGATCCCGGCTGATGTTCGGTGGCGGGTTGACCGGGTCGAGGTTCTTCGGCCCGCCTTGGGCGATCATGGTCATGATCTAAACCGCCGACAGAACCAGCAACAGATCCAGTTCAGCCAACCACTTCTTCGACAACACCGGCAGGTTCGGGGGCTGTCACGTCCAAGACGAAAGGGCCGGATTCGCTCCCTGCCGACAGGTTACCGGCCTCGTCGTAGGCTACGGCCATGAACCAGTACTGGCCGTCCTCGAGGCCGAGATCAGCGATGTCGTACTCTGTCGCCGGGCCCACGTCGACATACGATTCCGACTCGTAGTCCGAGATGTCAAAGTCAGTCGAGTAGTACAGACGATAGCCTGCTACGTCCGGCGAAGGGCTCGCGGCCCAGCGAAGCGTTTTCGGTTGCAGTCTTCCTGTCAGTGGCATGTCACAGCTCCGGGGCGCCAGTATGGCTAGGATTAAGTTTGAGGAAGGAGTCCATGAGCTGCAGCGCTCATCGCTAGGCCCATCACCGTCGTTGCATGACCGCACCCGGCCGTCGTAAAGGCCGGTTCGCGGTATTGTGGCAACGAATACGATCTGGCCGTTGACGATCGGTGCTGTGTAACGCGCAATCGGTGATCCCGTAACGCGCTCGGTTATCTCCAGTTCCATGAAGTCGCCCGGATTTGACGAGCCGGCTGTGGCTGTCCATGTGAAGTCTTCACCGGAGTACTTCACTCTCAACGGTTGATCGATCACATCACCGGACGCTAGCCCAAGCAGTACGAGCAATAACGTTTGCAAGTGCAACTCCCTATGTTGTCCGGGTGGTAAACGATGTGCACCTCAACTCGGTTATTCCGTAGGGCGCATCGACTCATCTCGCGCTATGATTCTTGGATAACAAGAAAAAGCGAGGTAACCACTTTGGCCCTCAAGGCATGCAAAGAGTGTGGTCACAACGTCAGCACTAGCGCCGAAAGCTGCCCTAGCTGCGGGGCGCCAATCAAAAAACGTCGCTCTGGAGGCCGTGGTGGCGGTTGCTTGCTCGGCGTCGTTGCATTCTTCGTGCTTGCAGCTCTAATTGCGACGTGCGAGCCGCCAGGCTACCAAGAGCAACCAACGTCGATAGAGCCCAGCAAGCCGGTAGTTCCGGTCTGGACCAGCCGTTCACAGAAGGATCAAATGACCGGCGATATTCGTGGCGTGGCCTTGTCGCCAAACGCAGGCCCTACGCAAAAACAGGATTTCCCCCTGCACAACCTCTTGGCCTGGCTGAATGTCAATTGCAGCGGCTCACGCGAGTGGGCGGCCATTGGCTTCACTTCGCCCCCAAACTTGATTGATGACGAAACCCGAGATGGCTACAACCTGATTCAGACGCGCCTACGTTGGGACTCTACAATCCACGAAACCACCCTGTTACAGGAATGGGGTTCCGACTTTCTTCAGTTCGATGAGGACGCCGTAGCCATCCAACGCATTCAAGCTGGCGAGACTGTGCTGCTTGAACTCAACTGGTACAGCCATGGCCGAATCTACTTCGAATTTGACTTGACTGGATCTTCGGCAGCAATTGCTGAAATGCGAAGAATCTGCCGAGGGCAATAAAAACCCCGCACTTGGCGAGGTTCGGGGGAAGTCTGAGCGGTGACCAAGGCATTAGCCTGGGGATCATAATACTATGGCCGCGAAAAATAGGTTGATTGTCATGACAACTTTTTTATCGGCTGCTATCTAGTAGCCCCTGAAGGTATGAGTGAAGCTCGCTGCGCTTCTCATATAGTTCATTCTTGTTGCGCACACCGAGATTGCTCAGCGCCTTGATTTTCTTGTCGCGACCCAGGCCGCTTGTGTAGAACACCGCAAAAATCCATTGGTAGTTCTTTCTTGCCCGCTGCAGTGCGCCATAAACCTGCTTAGCATCTGCCGCCATGCCTATATCCGCGATATCAGGGAGCAGGACTTTGCTGCTTGCCGGTTGCCTCGACAGATCCTGAGTCATGATCGTGTACTCTGGACTTTGCTCTGGATAGACCTTGAAATGCTGCTGCATTCCGAACGCAACCTCTTCCAGCAGGTCGTGCATGTAGTCAATCATGCAGCCTCTCCCAATACGGTAACCCTATAAGCTTCTGCCAGCATAGCTTCTTCTTCCAATGGATCTTGCAGTCCATGCGCACGCAGAGCCGCGGATGCTCGTCGCCCATTTTGGGATCGCAAAAACGTTCGAGCATTCTTGCATTTCTCAGATGACGCCTTTTCTCGCCAGACCCGTCCGGTTTGTCTGTCGACCTTTAGAACGGTCCCTCTTGCCAAGCTCTTTGCAAGCAGACCAAGCACGACGAGCATTCGTTCTTGCGTGTATTGCTCATCAATTCCCGCGAACTCAAAGACCATTGCCCTGTCACGACTAGGTGTCGTCAACCACGTGCAGGCGCCCTGCTTGAACTGCAGCGCGTCCTTCAAAGCGTTCATAACAACAGCACGCCATAGCCTTTTGTACGGACGGATGTCCGGTGCTTCGGTTTCTACGAATGTCTCATCGAGCTTCATAATGCTTCCAACCAATCACTTCTGATTGCTCCTTCGCTCTTTTCACCTAGTCAAAGCTCGTAAGTGATATGAATCCGGTTTCGCCGTCGAGCCTGCGCTCATTGATTCGTTTCAGCTCATCCCTAAAGTGCTGACCCATCTCCCAACGCTGGTACGGTGTGTAGTGGTGATTTCGCTGCAAACGCTCAACCAACATGTCGTGACGTGTCTCGCCCAAGTGTCGCCGCATCAGATCCGCATGAGCTGCCTTGTGCTTATCTACGTAGCCGTGAATCTGCCGGCACAGTGCAAGGCAGTTGTCAGGAAACCACCGCCCTCCCCTATACCGCCGGCCGTAGTAGTGCGAGCAATCGTCTGCGCCGCCTTGGACGTTCCCGCACTCAGGACAATCGGGGAATTGGCAGACGTGGTCGTAAGACGCTCGCAGGGCTCGGGAAAAATACTCGTCCAGTTTGCTTGTGGAGAGCGACTTAGGCATGCGTCTTGTCGAGCACACGGTTGTTGGCTTGCTGGGTCCGGTAGACGTCGACCTCCGCCAGCAGTAGCTTCATGAACGTTTCGGCGGTCTTCCAGTCTGCGTAGGCGTTTCGCTTACGCTCGATCGCTTGCTTGTAATCCACCTGACGTTTAACCCAAGCGTCCCTCTCCGCTACTGAGCCTGACGGTGCGTCTTCGTACAACGCGGCATAGGTGGTCTTCACGTAGTCGTCGGCGGTCTCCTTACGGCCATACAGCTGCCCGTAGTGCTCGGCACGCTTACGTGCGGTCTCAAGCGTTTTCTCGATGTCCTTCATCGGCCCGTTGCCATGGCGTGAAACTCCGCCCACTTGCGCAACATGGGATTGATCCACGCTGACGGCGCGTGAGCGTATCTCTCTGGCTTGTTCGCTTCCCGCAGAATCTGAATCGTGCTGGGGCTGTACCCGTGACGCGCAGCCAGCACGCTAGTCGGCGCAGTCGCAAAATCGGGATCGTTGACCAGCGCTTCGCGTTTTGCGTCCCAGTAGCTCTTCAGGCCCATCTCGCGTCGGATTCGCTGCACCATGTACTTCCTCGTTTCCAGCAACTCGGCGAGATCAACGTCAGTGCGATCCACTCCGTGCGTTTCGATGTGCTTTTTGATCCTGTCGCGCTCTTCGCGCTTCTTGGGCTTTCCGCCGGCAGACTTCGCACACCCAGACATGTCGTTCATTCTTCGGTCTCCCTTCGTAGTCTCGTCGTAGCATCGGTGAGAGGAATCCAATGCGATGGCACACTTCGCAAAATGGGGGTTTCATCACTCACCACGCAGTAAGTCCTTCTTGGCCTGCTCGTTTTTTCGATTCTGCGCCTTGTTCGCCGCGGCAATTTCTGACAACTGCGCACTCGAGCAGCCCCGTTTGCGGCACTCGGACTGCCACACCAACCGGCGCTGGAACTGCTCAACGGTCTCCTCCGGCTTCTTGCCGTCGAGGTTGTTTTCCTTCGCCCACTGCTCGTATTTCTGGGCCAACGCGTCATCGGCCGAGTCCCGTTTGCGGATCAGGTCAAAGCAGTACCGCCGGAACACCATCAGCGTCGATGGCCAGTCAGGGTGGTCAGCACGAAAGTGATTCGTCGCCGTTGCCAGTACGCGAGGATCGAACCCCGCGATCCCCTCTCGCCACGCCTGTTCCTCGTCTGGCGTCAGCTTGAATCGGCCGACGTAAGAGCCCCGCATGGTCGTCAACACGCGCTCAACTTTGTCCAAGGTATTTGTCCTCCTCGAACGTCGCGAAGCCGTCCAACGAATTGGCGGCCACTTTCGTGGATTGCGCGATCTCGTCGTCCCAGCGCTCCTGGTTCAGGTAGGTCGTTGGGTCTGGCACGAAACCGTCTTTCCAGCGCTGGTCGTTCGCCAGTCGGTTCTGCACGTCGGCAATCAGTTGGTCGGTCAGTCGGTCAAGGCGCTTCCGTTTCCAGATCTCCCTGGCGGTCTTTTTCTTCACCTTCTTCGGGTAAATGACCCACCATCGACCGAATGGGTCATCGCCAGATGACCTAGTCTTTTTTCTTGTATCTGTATCTGTATCTGTATCTGTATCTGTATGGCGTGACTTTTCGTGACTTGCGTGACCTTCCGTGACTGACCGTGACAGTTCGTGACCTTCTTGTGACTCCCTTTTTCGCTCTCGTTCGCGGCGTTTCCGTTCCCTGTTTTGCTCTCTAACTGTCTCTGAGTCTTGAAGTTTTCTGTATTTTTCGTGATTGACGAGATACCAGCCCCATGATCGATGGCCGTCCAGTCTGGCTATCCGTCGACCTTGGTCATCCGGTGTACGAGAGTCAGGGTCAGGTCGCTCAAGGACTCGAATGCCCTCCTCAATGACCTCCAGTGGAATGCCCGTTCGACGCTCGATGGCCCTCGGGGTCATGTCGATGACCCCGTCGGCATCGGCCAGCACGATCATCTGCTGGAACGTGACCAGCGCCTGCCAGCTCTCAACCAGGGTGCCGTCGTAGATCGTGTCGAATATCTTTCCGTACACTCGTATCGCTCCGTGCAATCGCTCTATTGGCTGGCCAGACAGGACTCGAACCTGCAACGCATGGGGTAGAAACCCATTGCCCTATCCGATTGAGCTACTGGCCAACGTCTATCTTTGCCTATGCTGGCCGGCACTCACTCGGCTAAACGTGTTTGCTCGCCGAATTTCCCGAAAACAGCTGCCTGTCCTATTGAGGCTTCTAGCCAACTGCCTGCTACTTTGCGGCCCTCACCCGTTTCAGTTCGTCCGCACCGTCAATTCGGTCAATCTCTGCTTGAAGCCGAACGGCCTCAGCCGCAATCGCCGCTTGCCGTTCCAATAACAGAGCCTTGGGTGATTTCGGCGTCGTCGGCTGAGGCCGTTCGTAGCTGATGTGGTCGCAAAGAATGTGGAACCCGCAATGGTTTCCGGCCTCCCTACCCAAGCGAAGCAATGCCTGAACCTCCTCGAGATCGAGCTTTGCAGGTCGGTCGTCACGCAGGCAGTCGTAGAGCCATGAGCCTGCCGCCTTGCGCGTCTTGTTGGGCCAGAGGTCGGAACCAACCGCCTCGAAGCCGCCTAGCGCCTTGACCAGATGGGTGAGCGCGTCCCGCCAGTCCTCGTGAAATAGTTCGTTTTGCATAGCCCTACAGAATGGGTTGTAAGAGTCCGTAAGCCCTCACGGAGACAATAAAAATGGGCGCACTCAGGCGCCCGAAGCCGCCAGAGTTAGGGGGATCTCTGGCAGGTCTTGAAATTCATGCGGCTTCGTCCGGAGTCCAAATGTCTGGACGAAGCTTTGAGAGCGCCACTTGGCCACCACTATTGGCTGATAGGCGCTTCGCGAGTTTCGGGCTTGGAGTACTGTGCCCCCCGGCAATCTGTTGCAGATAGGCAAAGCTTGTCTTGCATGCCTCCGCGTAACGGTCTCGCTGTTCGGGTTCTAGAGTTCGCAAATAGTCTCGTAAATCCATTCATGAACATTAGTAAATAACTAATGCTTAGTCAATACTATTAGTGATTTGCCAATTTAGCAATTTGCTAATGCTTGCGATCATTCGAAAATGGACAACAAAGAAATTCGCCGCCGCAATATCCTGTGGCTCAAGGAAAAGTACGAGAATGAACTAGGGAAACGGGTCGCGACCTGGCCTTACCTAGCTGAGAAGTGGGACACCGATGCCGCTTACTTGATGCAAATCAAGAGCGAGAAGACTAGGGGCGCTCTCGGAGACAAAACGGCACGTTCAATTGAGAAAGGCGAAGGCCAGCCTGTGGGCTGGATGGACATCCCGCATTTCGGCGCACCAGACGTTCCTGGAGTAGCGGAACCTAAAGTCCCTTATTCCGTAGAGTTGAGCGAGGCAGAAAAGGCGCTGCTGAGTATGTGGCGAAGTTGGTCTCCTGCAATAAAGCGATACGCCTTTGGGCAAATGAAAATCGTGGCCTTTACGAAAGACGTTCTAGCTCAGATGTTTGTCATAGAGAAGGGACCACCTGTAACACAAGCAGACGTTGACAAGGACGTAATCGAAACGGTAGCGGACTCGAGGTTGCTGAACTCAGGTCGAAAGCGTCGAAAGAAATGACGATCTTCTCGAACAACTGGAAGCCATGAGCGAACGACAAGGTTCACCTTGGTTTTGGGCAATCCTGATTCCGGTATTCATTTTCTTTGCCAGCAAGTCCGCCAGTGACAGAAAACAAGAGCGCTTTGACGCTGGCTATGATGATGGGTATGCCGCTGGTTACAACACGGCTTGTGAAATTCGTATCACTTTGATTGAGGGTGACTGGGACAACGAGCACTACACCAATGGATATCACGAGGGGCGGCTTGATGGAGAGATTCAGTGCCTCCGCGAACGCGAAAAAAAACGTTAGCGTTCATGACGTTGATTGTAACGCCCTTTGTAGGTTTCTGCTTCCGACGCAAGCCAATGCTCTGCTTGCTGTCTGTCCACATGCAGATCGTAGTAGAGGACCCGGTATTTCTGATTGTCTGTACTAATGGTCCGCGCTTGAAAATTGTCTTCAACCAAGTCGGTTATATGCAGTGTCGACTTGTCCAAGCTAAATACGCGCCACGCATCAAGTTGATACTTGTTCCAATAGTCTGCATTGATGCCTGAGAGCGGTTGCGATTCGATGTATTGGCGCATATTCGAGTCTCCTACCAACCCCGATGTGGCGCGTTCGTTTCGGCCCCAAAAACGAATACTGTTATCAATTCCAGCTTGCCGAAGACCCTCTGCAAAGTCAGAGAAATGGTTCGAGCCGGATGCCAGGAACTGCCAGTCATACTCCTTCGCCGCCAGCCGGTAGAGTTGAAGCAATGAGATTCGCCACGGTAGAGCATCCTGCCCTGCCCTGCGCGGTCTTCGATTCCGATATCCGCGATAGCCTGCGTAGCCTAGCAATACGGCAATAACAGAAATTGCGGCCCCACTAATCACCGTATCCGCATAGGGCTTGTTCAGAACTGGTGGAACGTTCTGAACCCCAACAGCATTTATCCAACTCGCAATGTTGGACTCAAACTCAGTGAAGCTAATCTGCCCCATCATCGCAATGAGCCCGCAAACTGCCAAGACCACCACTTTGACAATGCGTCTTTTTGATGCCATTTGGCCATCATACCGACCAACGCCGATTAACTGACAGTCGGCTCTCCACTCAATATCGCACGGAGACATTTGGCCACGGCGTCAATCCCTATATTAGCTTTTTACTATTGACTAGTTGTTAGTTTTTTACTAATCTTTAGTTAAGCTCATTTGTAAAGGGATTAGGATGTTTTCCAGTCAAGCCACGCCCTGCTCCATCACCGATGGGGCACAGCCGCCGGAACCGGCTTTCATACCGGACTTCCTGACGCGGATTACCCTCATGCCGTTCGACGACGCAGCGACCTTTGTTGCGGATGAGTTGAACAGCGAATGCCCCATCAGCGACGGGCCGACGCATCTCGAAAAGCTGCTCAAGCAATTCATCGAGGCGGGCGGTGCTGACGGACTCATCAATGACTCCAAGCGCCTCACCGCGTTCCTCGCCAATTTCGAGTACGCCGTGAAGTGCGCAGCGGATAGTGACGACGCCCTATACGCCTACGAAGACGCACGGTGAGCCGCTTCCTGCGCGACATCGAGATACCTGACGAAGACCTCCAGCTTGAACACCAAAAGCTTGAGGAATGGATGCAGGCCCTCGAAGACGACGAGGACTACCAAAACCAAGTGACCGAACGTGCATAACCCCGCAACGACTATCAAAGACTGGCTGAAGGACAAAGAAATGGGACGACAGATCAAAGACAACGGTGGTGGCGACTTCAAGAAGCTCGACCCCGGCACACACGCTGCCGTGTGCAACATGGTTGTGCTACTGGACCAACAGCGCACCGAATGGCAGGGCCAAGAGAAGATCGTGGATCAGGTCTACATCCGCTGGGAAGTACCCAGTGAGCGTGTGGAATACGAGGTCGATGGGGTCAAGAAGGAAGGCCCAATGACCATCGGAAAGACCTATACGTCATCCCTGTCCGAACGCGCCAACCTTCGCAAGGATCTCACGAACTGGCGGGGTCGGGAGTTCACCGACGAAGAACTACAGGGCTTCGACATTGAGGGCATTCTCGGTAAGCCCTGCCAGATCAGCGTCACGCACCGTGAATCGAATGGCAAGACCTATCAGAACGTCACAGCTGTTGTGGCGTGGCCCAAGGGAATTGCCGCAATCCAAGCTGAAAACGAGCTGATCTATTTCGACGCGGAGCAACCCAAGAGCCTGGAGAAGCTGCCGAAATGGTTGCGCGACAAGATCGGCGCTACGGGACTCAATGGTCACAGCACCGATGACGAGTTTGACGACGATATCCCTTTCTAGCAATGGGTAGGGAGATCACAAGCGAAGATCGTGTGTTGGAACACTGTCAGGCCATTCGCTCTGAACAAGTGAGCTACGCACTGATGCTGCTTCGCCTCAATGGCTACAGCGTGGAATTGCAGCAAAACGGTGAACCGTTGGCCGGCGAAGCCAGAGACGCGCTGCAAGACATGCCCCAAAAAACACAGATTGGCATTTGGTCGCTGGCTCCATCGAGGGGCAGCACGTTGGAAACATGGCAAAGGGACGCGCTCAAATTTGGCGCACTAACCGACTCCTAGCGAATTTGGTGTCAACGACAAGGAATACCAGCATGAATGTACCCAGCTTAAACAAAGTGGGCGTGACACATCGTCTGTACAACGAGCTGGGTGTTATCTGGCTCCTGAATCAAGGCTATCGGCTAAGGGTCGACGGATCGAGCGGACGTGTCTACTTGGTGCGTTCGCTGTGAATCGCTTGCGCAGGTTCCTTCAAGGCGACAAATCCGACGCAGAGTTTCGGGAGATGTGCGAAGTCGCTGCAGGTGCAGCCGTATTCGTAGGCGGCTTGATGGTGATCGCCGCCGTTCACAGCTGGCTCAACTAGGGAGGTCACTGTGTTTTGGCATTGGATCTGCGTCGCATTCCTCATTGACTCGCCCAAGTGCGAGGAAGTCATCGGCCCACCGCCCTGCAAAGGCCGCGTTGAGCAGTGCCAGCAAGACATTCGCCCGAACGCTCCGCCGCCCTCCTACGAGCGGACCCATAGCCGCCGTCAGTACGACCACCGGCGCCAGCATTCGAGCCGCTAAGGAATCGCTGGGAACAATGCTCAACCTCTCGCACAGCGCACTCAGGATGTTGGCGGCGATGCATACGGTATCACCATGCACGGTCAAGGCGATTCGATTGGGAGCGTGCTGTTCAAGAGGCGCAGCCAATTTGATTCTGCTGCGCTTAATCGAGAAAGGGTTCGTCGAGCGCTACAAGGTCGCTGGCAAGCGCCCCTACCACTATGCGTTAACCGAGAGCGGCATTGACCTTGGCTCCGCCCTAGCTATCGCGGACGAAATCATTCGGGCTACGACGCGGCGGTCTATGGCCATGGCGCGTGACCACAACACCCTGCGTCAATAGGACAGGCGATATGAGCGCAATAGTTTTACAGACAAAACGCAAAGGTTACACGGCAACTGCGATAGGTCCTTTCGAAACATCCGAGGAAGCAGAAAAACACGCGACAGACCTGTGTCGTCAAGATAGTGAAACTTGGGTTTACAGCGTTCTATCGCTGGTACCACCTGCTGACCACACAAGGCAGGAATCATGAAGATGCCAGACGCCTATTGGCGAATGACCTACTCCGCCGACAGACGGAAGCACCGTCACCGTTGCCGATGTTGCAACCGAATTGTGCAACCCGGCGAAGAGGTTTACATGGCCCGGCTGCTCGGTGGCAAGACAAAGGTCATACATGTCGAGGGCTGCTCAGATTCCGAAATCATGTCGAGGACCGGCGTCACTCAACTGGATCTGCTTGAGTGTCACGGAATGTCGTATTTGGCTGGGTGCGGATTTTCTGCGGCCCAGGAATGGCTTGACGCCAGCCCACTAACGAAGCCGCTGAACGCGGCCTGCTCAGCATAGGCAGAACGATGGTTGACTTTGATCCCGATAAAAACATTGTCCGAGCGCTGATTCAGACCACAAGAGGGGCGACGATCACGGATGGCGAATACGGCGTATTCATCAGCCAGATTGTTGGCCTGTTAGGCGAAGGCGATTTCGAGCTTGTCAAAGAGGCTATCAGCGACTGTATCGATGATCTGGATCTACCGATCGAGGGGTGGACGGAAGTCACGCTCATCGAAACTGGCGAACGAGAGGACGTGTTTTGGAACAAGTACTACCAGATCGTCTCTGATCATCAAATTTTTACCGACGATATTGAGCCCGTCCAGAACAGGCAGCCCAGATGAATACCTGTCAAGGGTGTGGGATGCCCGTAGAACATCCCGCGGAGTATCACCCATTTGCCGCTTGCCTGATGTTCGAGGTTTGCCAGAACAGCGAAATAGTGCGGGCCAACCTTACGGCCGTCATCGAGTACGGAATGCTAGCCGAGCGCAACAGGCTATCTGCAGAACAAGCATTTCGCGATACCAGGCTAACCAGAAAGTCCGCCCATTCAGAACGGAAGGTACAGCGATGAGTGTAATCACGACCCACACGGATATTACTGCTCTGGATCTCGAGTGCGGACACCGGATCTATCTCGCAAATGACTTCATTGCGCAGCGCCGGCGCGACCATAAATCGTTCTATTGCAACGTTTGCGGAGACAAACGGCACTGGCCGCAAAAGAGCAAAGAAGAAAAGCTCAAGGCGGAACTTGCGTCCACTAAGGATCAGCTAGAGACCGTCCGTTATCAGCGCGACAGGAACGAGCGCCGTAGACGGGCTGAGAAGGCCGCCAAGACCCGGATCAAGAACCGAGTGAGCAACGGCGTCTGCCCTTGCTGTAATCGCACGTTCGCGAATCTGGCCCGTCACATGGCTAACAAGCACCCTGACTACGCTGCTGGCTCGGGGCAGCCGAGTGAATAAGCGAACGCGATCACTTCTCTACGATATGTACAAGCGCCACAAGGAGGGAGGCGTGGAGCGTGGTGGCCTGAGCCCTGTGACCTTTTGCCCGTCGATTCCCAACAAGCGCGAACCTGACATCGTTGCTGGGGTTTCCATGCACAACCTAGTGGCTCTCAAACGTATGGGGTATGTCGAAAAAACGAGAGGCATCTACCGACTCACAGATACCGGCCTGACAAAGGCCACGCAGTTGTTCGCCGCTTCGGAAGGGCAAAAATGAGAGTGCTGGTCGGATGCGAGTTCTCAGGAACAGTGCGGGACGCATTTACCCGCGCTGGGCATCAGGCGATGTCCTGTGACCTTCTTCCGTCCGAGTCTCCTGGGCCGCACTACCGAGGCGACATCATGAATCTGCTACGTAGTGGTCACAGCTGGGATCTGGCTATTCTGCACCCTGACTGTACGCACATGGCCGTGTGCGGCAACCGGCACCATGCCGGCACTCAGAGACGAACCGACGCGATAGCGTGGACTGTGGCTCTCTGGGAAGCTGCTCGCAAGGTGGCGAAGCGTGTCCGCCTTGAGAACCCGGCTAGCGTGATTTTCCCGGTCCTGCGCGATAAGGGGGCCGTGATTCAGTACGTCCAGCCGCACGGCTTCGGGCACCCGGAGACAAAGAAAACAGGGCTTGCGCTCAGCAACCTGACCGAACTTCGCGATACGTGGGACGTGAGTGACATCATGGCGACGCTGCCAAAAACGGAGCGTCACCGGATCTGGTACGCCAGCCCGAGTGACACGCGGGGTCAGGACCGATCCCGGTTCTACCCAGGAATTGCACAGGCAATGGCTACCCAGTGGGGCGGCGATCCCTTGGAAACAGTGCGGACGCAGATGAGGCGAGTCTCTAACGACACGCTCCATCTGCGGCGACTCGACTGACGAAAATAAGCAGGGGGCCAACGATGCCTAGCAAAGACTACGAAGAACCAGCGAGAGAGATTGTGTGGCGCGATGGCAAGCCGTACGTCGTGTATCAGGTGCCTGACGGAGATAGGCAAAAGGACGCAGGCTATGACTGACTACGAATTTGAGCTGGACTTTTGCGTAGCTGCGAACATGTTGCTCGGCATGACTTACAAAGATGCAGCAGTAAAGGCTGCAGAATGGATGGATCAAGCTCATGACGAGGACAGGCGGTGACGTTCGATCACATCATTGCCTTTGCTGTGAGCGTGCTGGCGGTACTCGGTTTGCTAAACGGTGAGGATCTTGGGTTGGTTGGCCTGCAGCTTCTTGTGGCCGCGCTCTATATCGATCGCGCGAAAAACCGCGCCCGACGCAAACTCGCCGCCCAACCGAAACAGGGGGCAGGAAATGATTGAAGCTGCGGAATCCCGCTCCTTAGCGGGTAGGTCGTGGCACAGCTCGGCTGACCGCGTACCGGTTAAGCGGAAAACTGCCGAGGGTGCGGGGCTGGCTACTCAACTACGAGGAGCGCGACGCACAGCCTATTTTGCCCAAGGTGGGCGCGATGAGTGATCCCAACATCTGTGCAAAGCACATTTGGAAAGGCTACGGCGAGTGTCCGAGTTGCGCTGGGGAAGCGCTAGGTCGTCAGATAGCTGAGGACTTTCGCAAGCGACTGCGAAGCGAGTCGCCCGCTCGCGAGGAACAGTGACATGGGGTTCTCGACGAAAATCCGCGCGCAGGTACACGCTAAGTATGGCGGCCGTTGTGCGTATTGCGGAGTCGAGATTACCCAGAAGGCAATGCAAGTCGATCACTTCAAACCACGCTATCACGGCGGCTCAGACAACCTGGACAACCTATATCCGGCCTGCCACGGCTGCAATAACTACAAGCTGACGTTCTCAATCGAGGAGCTTCGCCAGCAGATCGCCATGCAGCCCGAGCGTGCCGCGCAGAAGTCCGTCAACTATCGCTTGGCCTTGCGGTACGGGCTGATTGAGCTGACCGGATCGCCGGTGGTTTTCTATTTCGAGCGGTGCGAGTCGCCCGCCGTAAAGGGACGCGATGATTGAGCCCAAAGGTCTATTCGCAGATGAGTCAATCGACGTGCACCTCTGCTGCAACGATCCCGACAACGGGTGCTTCACCGGTCGAATCGAAATGATGCAGGTTGGTCCGAACCTGGAACTGGAAGCGTGGCCGCACCGGCCGCGACTTCGCTACTTGGATAGGAAGGTTTCGATCGCTGGGGCTCACTACCGGATCACCCACTACAAACAATGGTACGGAAACTGGTGTTGGGACCTTGTCAAGATGCCGGGATCTGAGGTGGTAAGGATGCTCAACCGGCTCTCCCGGCGCGGCTGGTTCAGCGTCCACGAGGCGGAAGAACGTCTCTACGCGTGGTGGGAGAACGGCCACACATGGACCGATGGCGATATCCGACTCATCGGCAAAGACTTCGAGAGCCTGCCGTGAGTAGGCGGCCGAGAAGAATCCCGGAAGCCTGCGGCCAGGAATTCGTTTGCCCTGAGGAACGCGAAACCTACCTCTGCAACCGAGCCGAAGGCCACACGGGCGAACATGGGCGACTGGAAATGCTTCAGGAGCATTGCCACCACCCAACACAAAAGAACGGTCGGTGTGCAGTCTGCTTGACAGCCTTAGGAGAGCAGGCCAATGACTGATAGATCAATACTATTCAGTGGCCGTCTGGTGCGAGCCAATCTCTTTAGACGCTCTACGCGCCAATCTGAGGTACTGCTCCACGGAAAGATTCTCCCGGCTGTCGCACACCCCGCTCAATACGAAGTTGCCGTTTTCGTCGGGATAACCCCATACGGATTCATGCTCGTTCAGTTGAAATTCGCTCATCGCTCAGATGCTAGTGAAATCCGCATCGACGAGCAAGGTCGGCGCTATGACTGACCTCGTTGTCCGCCTCTCTCGCCTGATCTCCATCGCCGAAAACGGCCGACCCGGGCTGCGGCGATCGACCATCTGGAAGAACAACGTGGCCGACACTCTGGCCGAAGCCCAACGGGTGCAGCTTGCGGTCCGGTGGCAGGACAAAGACAATGAGGACGCCCTTGGGGGTCCTCTGGAGGAATTATGCCAAGAAGAAGAGGAAACCCACTCTGGGAGCGTTACGAACGAAACGCGCATCGAACATTTGAGGAAGCAGCTTCACGATACCTCAGAGAGTTCGACGGCAAAGACCGAGACCGACAACGTTATTGCGTTGAAGCCCTGATCCCGTATATCGGGAATCTGCCGTGCGGTGAGGTCGACGAAGACGCTCTCGAGGCTTACAAGCGAGACAGGATGGCCGGCACGGGCGCATTCAAGAAACCGGTGATGGCGGGCACGGTCAACAAAGAGCTGACTGTCGTCACCACGATCTTGAATCGATCTTGCCGGGACTGGCGATGGATTCCGTCAGTGCCAAGGATTCGGCATGTGAAGGGAGCACAGCGGGTCGCGTACCCGCTCACCTGGGCAGAGCAGATACGGCTGTTTACGCATCTGCCTGACTGGTGGGCCCAGGGCGCGGCATTGTTTGCCGTCAACACAGGTGTAAGGAAGGGGGAGTTGTTTGGCCTGAAATGGTCCGACATGTGCCCGGTGCCGGAACTCGAGTCGTTCGTATTCATCCTGAGCGACACGAAGAACGGCCACGATCGAGCGGTCATATGCAATTCGATCGCGCGACGGGCAGTCTCGTACCAGCGTGGGAACAAGAGCAAGTATGTGTTCCCGAGTCGCCGGGCGCAGAGCTACGGAAGCCAAGTAAAGGCTTGTAATGCTGTGTGGCGGAAGGCTTGGGAGTTAGCAGGTTTGCCGGAGGACCCCCTTGTGAGGAAGGGGATACATAACCTCCGACACACCTACGCGCAGCGCTTGCGTGCTGCTGGGGTCCCTGACGAGGACCGCCGAGCGCTACTGGGTCACAGCAACGCTTCCTTAAGTCAGCACTATGCCCTACCCGACATAGAGCGACTACAGGAAATGTCCGAACTGGTCACGACTAGAAAAGATACGGTGATCCTGCGGACGGCTTCTGTCACTGCCTAGTTTAGACACCTAACAGAATAACGAGAATCATTCTCGACGTAAGTTGTTGAAAAATCTGGCGTCCCCAAGGGGATTCGAACCCCTGTTACCGCCGTGAAAGGG